GGATCTTGGGCTGCGGCCATGTGTACAGCGATATGTGCCTCATGATCCTGATACAAGAACGCCTTGACCGGCTTACCGCGCAACAGATTCATATTCTCTGTCACTGGATCAGTCGGCTTCTGGTCGTCTTCCATTGGAACCAGCTTTTCAGCGTTCTTTATTCCTAAAACTTCTAACATCTGACGGTGTAAGTACGGCATGTCATAAAGCTGTGGAGCAGACTGCGCCATCTGTAAGACTGCTTGGTACTGTACGACCTTTTGCGCCATTGTGGCGGCATTTGGGTCAGAAACAGGAATAACTTCCACTTTATCGTAATCAGCACCGCGATCCATTGGCTCGCCTGTGCGTGGCTCGTACGAATACTCGTCATCAGCATAGTCACGGATAATGCCCTTCAGCAGCTTGAGTTCCTGCTTCATCGAGTAGTGGATGCGTGCCTGTACCGCAGACATAATCTTGAGCGTACGCTCTAGGATTGCCAGAGTAGTACCAACAGGAGCCTGACCAGACATGTCAGAGATCTTCATATCAGCCGCTGAAGCGAACCGACGACCTTCTTCCACGATCTTATCGAGCAACTGGGACAAGACCATTGACGGCTCTTTATATGGGAGCGTCATGATGTTGTCTTTAATTGTGCCCGAAGCTACGTCTACATCACGAAACTCCGCTGGGGAGATCGGGGTGTCATCTCCTTTAACCCGTAGTCCTTTGGTCTTGAATCCTCCGGGGAGGTTGGAGAGGGTGCCTGCATCAACGAGTTGTCGGATGATTGATGTGCCGGACTTAGCGAAAGCACCAACAAGATGAATAAGACCGAAAGCATAGAAACCAAAACCGGGTACATAACTATAATGAACAAAATGGTTCCGTTTCTGCTTGCTCTCGTCTTCTTGGTTCCAATTACGGCGGATAGAGAGAATAACTTCAGAGTTCTTCTCCACAGTAACCACGTACGGTAACGCAATGCCTGTAGTCTTGCCGTCTTCATCCTCATCCTCGTAACCGGGAAGATCTAGGTCAACGTGCATCTCGAGAATCTTATGGCGATCATCAGATGTAGCACTGAAGCCCATCTTCTCTGCAATCGACTTCTCAATATCATCTAAAGTATCACCCGGCTCGTCCAGCTCAATGTTGCGATAAAAGCCAGCGTTCTGTAACTTCTTGATTTCATTAGCGGTTTTACGCATAACGTGAGTTACACGCTCGGCTGTCTCTATATTAGACGCGCCGTATGGCACCACAACGTCCTCTGCCGGTACGTAAGTCGAAGTCTGACGATCTAGGCTAGGGTCGAAATACACCTTTTTGAAGGCATTACCAGAGAGGCCAAGACCCCAGAGCATGCGCTCATGCTCGGGGCGATACTCTACCATCTTCTCTGTGAGCTGGTAGTTCATGTCATCCTTTACACGCTTGGCAACTTCCAGTTTTTCAGGAGTTTCTTTCCCGATTACCTTGGTTTTGACCGGCCCCTGTGCCGGGAATGTCTCCATCATCGTTTCAGACTGAAACTTAACAAGTGCTTCAGACAGGAGGGGGTGGTAGACACCACAAGCGCCGGGCCAAGGCTCTGAGCGATCCTCAACCTTCATACCCAACAGCTCAAGGCCATCTACATAAGTCTGCATCCAGTCACGACGCGAATTAGTATCTTCTTCAAAGTCCTCAAGAAGCTCGCCCACAAGCATTGCCAGCGATTCTTCTTCCATCTCTTCCGCGAGATTGGCTCCGAACTCCTCGTCGTCCTGCATATTATCCGGGTCGAGAACAATCTCCATGTCCCCGATTCTAACGGTAACTTCTTCTGGGTCTTCAATCTCGATCTCCAGATCAGGCTCCATATTGGCCGCTTCAGCCATCATCTCATCAATCCCTAGAGGGGCGGCATTTACAGCCTTATCAATCGCCATCGTTTAGTCCTCAATAGTATCCTGTGTGCGGTCGTCTAAATGTTGGTGGGTCATCTTCTTCGTCCAATAGCGTCCGTATGTATCCGCCACGGCGGAACCGCGCTAGAGCTAACGAAGTAGAGTCAACGTAGTCATCGTGCTCCCCTGAAGGAAAACTTGCAACTTCTTCAATGACTTCCTCGGCCCAGTGGGTGTTGGGCGCCCACACTCTGCCACTGGCAAAAATGTCTGCAACCGCATTTAGTCGGGTAATTTTGTCGTTCCCTTTCACTGGCGTGAACTCTTGGACCGGGATACCCATAGCCCGCATCTCGTATATTAGTGGCGCACCTGAAGCCTTCTTCTCAATAATGACTCCGTCTGGCTCCCAGTCTCTGTACTGCTCAATCGCCACCTGTTTCAACCTCGGAAACTCCATCCGCTCCCTGAAGGCGTCTAATAATATGATATTAGCCTGTGGTACGCCCGTATCATCTTCCTGATAGAACACACCCCACGTAGTTAACGCCGAATAGTCAGCACGTTGTGACTTCTCAAAGGCCGTATCCCACGCCATCAGTACGAAATCACAGTGTGGAGGGCTATCCCCTTCCCATATCTGCCACCATTCGCGTTTGATGATGGCCGTAGCGTCTGATGTTGGGTTTTGCTGGTATTGAGCCATCCATTTTGAGTGCGGAAGTTCCTTCTGGAGCGCTTTTAGCTCCTCCTCCGACCAAAACTCAGGCCAAAGCGGCTTATCTGAGGGTAAAATGGCGGGAAACTCAATGACTTCCCACTCTGTACCGCCCCTTTCAGCCTCTGCCTTGAGTACGCGAGCGGTAATGTCCTTCTTGGACCACCGAGTCATGACGATCACGATGGCTCCACCCGGTTGTAGACGCTGACGAGGGCCTGATGTGTACCACTCATAGGTCTTATCGTAGATTTCCGGGTTTACTTCGGCTAGTGCAGCCTCCTGTTCCGAGTGCGGATCGTCAATAATCAACAAATCCGCACCTTTACCAGTCACCGCACCGCCCACACCGATGGCGAAATAGTCACCACCTTTGTTTGTAGCCCATCGTCCAGCCGCTTTGGAGTCTTGCTGCAGCCCTACGCCGGGAAATATTTTGGCGTAGACTTCCTGATCGACCAAGTTCCGCACTTTACGACCGAACCCGACCGCGAGTTCTGCTGTGTGGGAGGTCTGAATGATCTTCTTATGGGGAAATTTCCCCAAGAACCACGCAGGTAGAAGATAGGAAGCGAACTCTGACTTTGTATGTCGAGGCGGCATGTTGATAATGAGTCTCTTACACTCACCTCTAGCCACCCGTTCAAATGCTTCTGCCATTTTTGCATGGTGACGCCCTGCAATGAACGTCGGCCACGCTTCTTTAACAAACGCAAGAAACCGCTCTTGCGCTACTTTGCGCTGTTTTAGAGTCTGTAAGTGCTCTAACTCAGCTAATAGCTTCTCCTGCTCCCCCGGAGTCAAGGCCGGTAGGATGTCTGGTATATCCTTTAAGGATATGTTCTCAAGAATCTCGCTCGCTCTCGCTGCCATTCTCTAGTTCCGCCGCAATGCCCGTTAACTCAGGTTCTGAATAGACCCCAAGCTCCGCATCCAAGTCCATACCCAGTGGAGTTACGTCAATGACATCAGCGTTCAACAGCCGCTTGACCCGCTCTTTAATCGCGTTCTCCAAGTCCTCTGGGTTCTTGTAATTGATGGTGACTTCGCTTCGTTCTGTAAACAGACCAATATCGGAATGCTTACCAAGCAGCTCCAAAGCCTTTAGTTCATATCTGGTATCACCGCAGTTAGCGATCTCCATCAACTTGTTCGTAATCGCAGACCGTGCTTCGCTGACATCTAACGCTAGCGTGCTTCCATAGGTTCTTAGGAAAGCAGCGGCAGCAAATGCTGTGGTCTGGCTTGTAAGGTTCTTTGTGCTTTTGTCTTTTACGACAGCTTCAAGCAACTTCTTCTCGCGCTCGGCGTCTGCCTCGGATACTTCGAGAGGGGCACCAAGCTCAGCTTTTAGTTCAGCCGTGTTACCGGCAACCGCCAGTTCTTCTAACAGGGTAGGGACAGTGTCGTCCGAAGTGTCATACGGAACGGGCTTGTCTTTTGTAGGTTCGATCTTTGTCGTTGGCATTGTCTGTACGGCGGTTTGTGGCCTCAGTTGACGTGATCCTAACAGAGTATTTGTAAGAAACAAAATATATGTAGGAAACGGGACTCCAACTTTTTAAGTAGGGGGGTACTTCTGTATACGAAGCGCGTGCTAAGCGGGCGCAGAATACAAGGGGGTGGGGGTATGTTTTGGACAGTGTCTAAAGAAAAGGGAGGCGTTCTCAAAATTGGTAATTCAATGTGCATATTATTATACATATAGGGGTTGTATGTAACTAATACTCACAGCGGGGGGTGCCCCCCTCCAGCCCGCGCCATACGGGCGTTTCAAGCCCCCCACATATTGTTTCCAAAATGAGCGGTCCAACTGTACCACATTGTTATAATCGGGCTAAGCCCGACGGCCTCGGGTGGTTCGATGTTTAACATTACTAATGAGGTAATCATCATGCGAAAAGAAATCGCACTTGATCGTCTCCCTCTTGCATTGCAAGCGCGAGACACGCATAGGCAAGCCATGAATGAAATCTTGGCTAAGGTTGGTGGTGAAGTATACGGGTTTGATCATAAGTTCATTCCCGCGAGACGTAAGCGTGAACTACTTCACGCATACACGACGATTCACCGCCTTTGGAAGCATGAGAACGACCGGATCGAATCTCTCTGCGAAGTAATCCAACGGGAGATTGCCTTCCCTTCTCCAGAGGAGTTAGAGGCAGACGTTCTGGGCAAGCGTGCAATCAACCTCGACAAGCTCGCTAAGGATCTTGGAGAGATACGCGCTGACTACTTTACCGGAGCAAATAACGACGGAGAGTGGAACGTACGCACGCGGGATCTCATCGATGATCTGATAACTCGGATCAACCAAGAAAATAACCACTAACCACAACCGCCCCCTTCGGGGGGCTTCGGAGTCAACCATGAATAAACTAATGATCTCAATGCTGACCTTCACAGGTCTGGTTCTAATCCTCGGCGGACTAGGTTACATCGAAGAAGCACCGATGACCTTGCGCGATACGCTGATCGGTTTCGGTATCAGCCTCGCGGGCATCTGCCTCTGGATCGTCGCAGTCCTCTGGCACCACATGCATAAGCATTACGACCGCTTCTAACCAACAGGCTCCCCTTCGGGGGAGCCACGGATGATAGTTCTTTTGGTAGCGGAAGCCCTAGTTAGATTGATACAGGCTGAAAGCCGCGCCATTACTGGCGTTACAATGTAACGAAGCGATTGTTTCCAAAACCGATTAGTTTGTACCACAGATTGATATAATGAAAGCGTCCCGACGGCCTCGGGGCTTTGCTTTTTAACAATTAAGGAGTCTTACTATGGGAAATCCAACCGTAGAGAAGGTGGTTGCTGACAAGCAACCAATCGTTGAACCAACTCATGTTATTGCACGGCATGAGTATGTCGATGCTTCGGCACGACAATATGGCACGGCGCTTAAATACGCTCAAGCGTTGAATGAGCGTTGGCCGGAAACGGAAGGACGCAAAAACTGGTACGACGTTGGTCACAACGAAGTCAACGATTTTGCGAAAGAAGTCAGCGGTGAAAAGGACGCGCTAGCTAGCGAGTTCGAAGCCGTCGGCATCAAAGGCGGAACAATCCGCAAACGTTGGTTCGACGTGCGCCAGAAGGCACGCGAAGAACGCGAAGGCGTAGAGGAAAAAGACGATAGCACGGGCGGTAATCCACCGCGTCCGCTAGAAGTCTTTATCCCAGAATGGGCGTTGGAAGGCTACAAGCGCATGGCGCGAGCTGAAAAACGCACCGACGTTCAAGCGAAGGCAATGAAGAAGACGCAGGAAATATGCGAGCTTTACAAAATTGACCTAAGCTCAATCTAACCCAAAGACTCCGAAGCCGTCGAGACAAGGCCACCGAAAGGTGGCCTTTTTTTTTGGCCTGAAAAAATCACAAGTGATAGTTCCTTTCGAGGCGGAAGAACATGATGACAGTTCCTTTGGGGGCGGAAGCCCTATATGGAGCGAGCCCCTCTGAAACCCTTGTGTTTACTGCGTTACATAGTAACGAACGATTGTTTCCAAATATAACATTGTGGTACAGCTAACACGATATAATTAAAGCGTCCCGACGGCCTCGGTGACATTGTTCTTTTACAACTTAGGATTTGTTATGCAAAAGCAAAACAAGGTAGTTGCAGGTACTACAGAAACCCCTGCACACGTAGTCGCTCGTCGCGAGTACGTTCAGTCCATCGGCACAGAGTATGGTGCTTTGGTGAACTACGCCAAGTCTCTCGAGACTAGATGGCCTGAGACTGAGGGGCTGACCGCATGGTACGCGGTACAGCATACCGAGGTTAACGACCACGCCAAGAGTGTGCTTGGCGAGCGAGATGCGTTTTACGCAGATTGCGAAAGTGCGGGAGTCAAATCCGGCACAGCGCGCAAGCGCTGGAAAGCTGTCCGTGACTACGGAAAGATTCTGCGCGAGGGGGAGCCAGAGAAATCTGACTCAGGTAATAACGAACGGCCTCTGGCACAGGCCAACCAAGAAATCTTGCTTGCGCTTTACAAGCGAAACGCAAGAGCCGAGAAACGCGATGCGAAATCGGCAACTACCATGAAAGCAATCGCAGAGTTGCTTCAGGAAACTTGGAAAATCAGCTTAGATAATATCTAAGCGACTGAGGCCACGGGATAGGGGAGCCGAAAGGCTCCCCTTTTTT